GCCGCCGCATTTGCTGTCCCGAACGTGAGATAAGTATTGTTCTTTGACGAACCCGACACCGACGATTGAATATAATGGCCGTGTGCGTTCTGTGTGTGCGTGTGTGCGTCCTGTGTGTGCGTGTGTTGGCCGTATTCGCACGTTTGCACCGACCCAACATTGTCGCCCGTATTGCCGCCCGCCGACGACGCCGTGCGAGTCGCCCTGTCGGGGTCGCGGCCCGCGCCGCCGTCCACGCCTCGCATGAACCGGCCCCGCAGGTCCGGCACGTTGAAATGATCCGCGTCCGCTGCGCCCCATGCCGTCCCGATAGCTGCGAACAGCGCCGGATAGTCGGCCCGGAGATACGAGCTGCCGTCGCAGGTGAGATACCCGCCCGGCGCGGTCGCGCCTGCAAACGGGAATATCGCCCCGGACGGCACAAACAGCCCGCTGGCAGCCGCCAATTCGTCCAGCGTAACCTTGCCGTCGGCGTCCGGCAGCCGGATCGTCCTATCTCGCGTGAGCTGGTCGTGCGTCAGCGTGAGCTGCACGTCCTCGCGACCCGGCGTTACCATGATTCTCAGCTTGCCGGTGCGCTCGTCCAGCCCCAGCGTGTAGGCAGTTTTCCGCGTCCCGTCCGATAGCAGGCACATAAGCGGGCACTTTTCCCACACGTTCGCCTTTACCATTCGTCAGTCTTTCTCTCGGCGTCCAAGTCTTGAAACTTCGTGGCGTAGCCGTCTAGGTCGAACCGCGACCCGGCCTTGTTGTTTCGAACCTTGAGCGAGAAAAACCGCCCCTTGCCGCCCAGCTTTAGCCGGTGCACGGATTGTTTCTGCGTGCCCCAATATCCGACGCCCCACACGCCCACGCCCCACGTCCCGCCGCTGCCGTGCAGGTCGATCTGCTTGGCGTTGACCATCGTTTCGCCGGTTTCGTGGTCGGCGCGCACCAGCACGTCCACCAGCCCCGAACTCTCATTTGAAAAATACAGCTCCAGCTCCCGGTTGCGCTTCCTTCGCTCCGGCGCGCCGTAATGATTCCAGAACTCCTCGGCGAATTGCTCATAATGCCCGATAGCGTAAGTCGTTCCAGCCTCCGGCGCTTTAGTGAACCCGGATATCGTCAGCTCGGTTGCCGTGTTCGCCGATATCAATCCCGTTTGGCTCGACCCTGTGCCCGTAAGCGTCCGAACGTAGAGGCCTGCGAAGGCGTTGATCGTCCACGTCTTTGACGTGTCCTCCAGCGTCGTCAGCGTGCCGCCCGTCGCCGTGCCGTTTAGCTGATTTGGGTCGGCGTTGGTCCCGTCTGCTTCGTATCCCTTGTTGTATAGCTGCCAAACGTAGCCGTTTGCGTCGCCTGCATAAAGCGCTCGCTGGCCGCTCACCCTCACCAGCCCGAAGCACCGCAGCGGGAAATGATACTTGTGTCGCGTCCATTGCTTCATCATGGCGTCGAACACCAATATCTCCGACGGCTGGCTATCCGACTCGAACGGCAGCAGAAATAGCGCGTGATCCAGCTCGGACGTCGCAAAGACCACCGCCCGGCCCGTCGTTATTGCACTCCACGCGATTCGTGCTGCCTTCTTCTTGATGAGCGACCCGACGTTCGACCCGCGTAAATCCTGCGCGTCGAAATCGGTAGGCTCGCCGAAATAGAAGCCGGACGGAGATAGTAAAGCCGTGTATAAATCGCCCGCTACCCCAAGCCTCGGCGCCGCCACGCCTACCTGCGCCGCTAGCTCCGGCGCTCCCATATCGTCCGGGTCGGCGCTCAAGGTATAAGTCCGATAATTCGTGCATATAACTAACGCGCCCCGATATTTGAAGCAGGACAGGACGCTCTCCTCGCTTCCGATTGCGAACTCGTTAGTCGCCGGCACGGCGTTCGGATAACCCTTTTTGGAATAGTAGAGCAGCCCGGACGTGTCGCCCCAATACCAGATGCGATTATTCCATTCGGTTAAATACTTGCAGGCCGTCGGCGGCAGGTCGTTATCATAGTCGAGCTGAATCGTGCCGTCGGCGTCGCCTGTATCGTCGTAGTGCCCTGTCCCAGCCACCGGCTCATAAGTAGCGTATGCCAGCTCGGCCGTGCGATATAGCGTCGTGCCGTCCACGCTCGACCTGTATATACGATAATGCGTAACCGCCTCGGCAGCGCTCGTCTTTGCCTGCAACGTGATCCGTATCGTAAGATTGCCGCCGCCCGTTGTAGCCGTCGGCGCTGCCGTTTGTGCGCCCCACGGATTAGACTCGTGCCCGGTCGCCTGATCGTAGAACGTGAAATAGTATTTATACGTCCCGACCGGCAACGCCCCGCCGGCCTGTAAAGCAAGCGCCGGTATGTTCGCCGGCGCTGCAATCCCAAGCCGTGAGAAGTTCGTCCCGTCGAACTTCCACGGCGTATTCGTTCCGTTTACGCCTATGCACAGGTCCGCCATCTTCTCCATAGACCACGGCACGCCGTCGGCCAGCCCGCTGTTTATCTCGGTCGCGGACAGCCCGTTTTGCTTGTAAATCTTCGTCCCGGCGCAGGCGAGAACGTATTGCGTGCCGTTGTTTTTCGTATAGTCGAACAGCGACGTGATAGCCGTGCCGACGTAAAAAGCGAGGCTCGACCCGTATCGCGCACGGCGACGTCCGAGGCTGTCGATATTAATGTTCAGCCCATCAACGAGCGACCCCTGCGGCATATTCGACTCGCTGCAATTCTCGTTTATGCCGAGCTTATTCCCGAACTGCCTGTCCCACCGAGCAGGTTTCATCGTTAGAAATTAGACAGCAGCATCGAACCATAGCGCGTGCGCCTTGCGTTCATGGCCGTAAAGCCGGTTGCGCTTTCGATATCCAGCACAACTGACCTATCCGCCAGCATCACGGACTTAACCGCAGCTTCGCCCGGACTTGCCTCTTGAAACTTTATAGCCTCTCGCGTGTTACGATCCTGTGGGATTGCCATTTACGCCTCCGTCGTGTTTATTGTCGGTTGAGCCTTCGGTCGCCCTCGCTTACGCCGGACGGGCGCCGCATCAGCCGCCGTCGCTGTGCTGGCGCTCTCCGCTTTTACCTCTTTCAGCTCTATCGGGTAACGCTCCAGAAGCCACGCCGCCGCGATAGGGTCTATGACCTCAACCTCCTGACCGGGCATGACCTCGATTATCTGCTGCCCCCAATTCATCTTGCAGACTTTAAGCCCGGTATTCCTGACCATGACGCCTGCCATATTACCCCCTTGTCAGCACGCGCCGGTTATGACGCCGGCCGTGGATGGTTATCAGCCTCTCCATCTTTGCCGCATACAGCCGCGCGGCAGGCGAGGCGTCGTCCTCTAGGGTTATCCCCTTGAGCCTCATCACGGCGCCCAGCGCGATCATTTCTTGAAAGGAATCACCGAACGGAGCTTCCAGCGAGTATTCCGTCGTAACGTCCGGCGTGGTGGCCCATGCGCTATCTATGCTCGCGACCTTTGTCGCCCCGTTGTATTGAGTAATCCAGCGCCTTTGCCCCGCCCCCGTCCCGCCGTATAAATAGATAGCCAGCCCGTAATAGCAGTTATCCTGCGTCAGCACGGACCCGTTGACCGCCGTGGTCGCCAGCGTAATTGACGACGTAGCCCCGGCCTGCGCCTGCCCGTCATGCAGAGGCGGAGCGTCCTGCCAATAATTGACCCGGATATACCCGGCCGACGTTACCGGTGTGTCAAATACTAGCCGCTGGCCGTTTATCGTATAGCCATCCAGCTCGCTCGACCCCTTCTCAGGATTGACGATATAGAACGGCGCCGTGCCTGACACCGCTGACGACTCCAAATACTCCACGCTCCGTATCGTCGCCGCATCAAACGGCATCCAATACTCGACCGCCGTCGTAACTATCGGCGCCACCCACGTTTTCGCAAAGTAGTTCTGCCCCAGCGTCCTAAACTCGTCGGCTAGGTCCGCAAACTCTAGGTTGCACGCCTGCACGATCTCGGCATCCGTGAAATTATCGGTGTCCGGCTCGTCCAAATACCGGCGCGCGAGTAAGATAAGGTCCGATAGTGTCATGTAAAATACATCGTCCGGCCGTCAGGACGACTCCTGTAAAAATCCTCGCCTATACATCGTGTCATATAGTCGCGGTCTTTCCTCTTGCGCTTCATATCGGCCGCCTCTTCGGCCTCCAGCTCGGCCAATATGTCCCTCTTCCTAGTGTCCATCGACTCCAGCTTGCGAAGAAACCCGCTGGCCGGCTCACCCGGCAGCGTCAGCACGATAAGAACATCGTCGCCCAGCGCGCCAACCCGTCGAACGACCCGCCACCTGTGCAGCTCGCCGTCCCAACGGCACTCCAGCCGGTCGTCTATGCGCTTGAGCGCCTTACGGAACCAGCTCGGGCATTTTCGGAAATTGCTCCACGTTGCCATGATTCCCTCGCAAACCGCCGGGCGGCCGACGGGGCGGGAGTAGAGGAACCCCGCCGGCCGAAACCCGGCTAAATTGCGTTACGTCAACTTCACACCAAGCAGAACTGCCTGCCTGTTGCGGGCGTTAGTGGCGAACTCCATGTCGCACACCAGCGTCGCCTCGAAGCTCTCCGTCGCGGAGGCTCCGACCGACCGCGCCCACACCGACCCGTCCTGATCGACCCACTCGAAATCCGCCATACGATAGATTCCGAGGTCGTCGAGGGACAGAAAGTAAATCACCGACTCGCTGGCCGTTTCCGGCACCATGCGGTCCACCGCCAGAGGGATGTCGTTGAACAGAACCGACTTGTGTCCGCCCTTGAGCGTGGTCGTATCGGTGAACACCTGCTGCGGCTGGAGCAGCGCCATATACTTCCTGCGAGCGCCGTAGCCGGTGAGAATGAAATTCACCTTGCCGCCGGCCTTCTCGGCCATGTCCACGCATTCCTGCATCTGCGTCAGCGAAAGCACCGCCGGAGCGCCGGACGTCCCGAGCGCCTGAGCCTTCCACCAGCTATACGTGCCCGGAGCGAGGCCCTGCAACGTGCTGGCGTTGTTAAACATAAGGCCCAGCCCGTTCAGCTCGTCGCCGGAGGTTACGCCGGTGCGCTTGATAACGTCGCCGGCGGAATGATTGACGGCCGCCGTCATTGTTATCTGCGTCGCGCTGTCAATCGAAAGGATTTCCTGATTGGTATCGCTGTCGATATCAATCTTCATGCCTTCCCAAAGATACTGCGTGGACACGACGGAAATCGTGGCGCTGTTGGCCGTGGACGTCGCGGTCGTGAGCTGCGCGGTCGTGTCGCCGAACATCTGCCGGTTGATGTCCTCGGTCAGATCGTTGACGAGGCCCTTCATCTCGGCGTCGATAGCGCGGACGAAAGCGCCCTTGTCGTTCTTAGTGGCGCGTATCGCCTTGCCATACACGTTCACGCGGCCGTAAACGTCTTTGGTCAGGAACGTGCACTCCTTGTATCCCTGCTGCCCGGCGGTAGGAAGCGTCGCCGTTCCGGTCGTGCCCCTAGCCCCTACGCCCGTATTCCTTCCGAAATGCAGGGGGAGGTAAACGTGCCGGCCGACCACTTCCTCGCTCGACTTCTTGAGCTGAGCGTAAAAAACCGCTGTCTGATTTATCTGTTCGCGGATTGGCCCGAGGTAATCTTCCTTGAGCACCGCACTCCATTGATCCCAAATGCCTGCCATGACGGCATCTCCTTATCGTGCGCCAAGCCTACGCAGCGCCCTCTCCTTTGCCTCGTCCAACGTGGCCGGCGCTTTGCCGACCATCGTAACGGACTGCCCCGGAGTAGGCGGCGGGGGCGGCTCTTTTGATTTTCGCGCCTCGATCCATTTCGAAAAGCGCGACTCGTTTCTCTCCTTCACCAGCTCGGCGATATCCCGCGTGCTACCCGGATTGCCCTTAGCCATCTCGATAAGGACTTCCTCCGGGTCCACGTCGCCGACTTCGGAGCAGGTCGCCTGTATTTCGCCCATGAGCGCCCGCTTCTTTCCCTCCTCCTGCCATTGGCCCAGCATACGCTCGACCTTTTGCAGCCTGACGTCCCTCGGATCGACCTCGCCAGCGTCGCCGAAATCCTGCTGGGACAGCAGCGCCGCAACCTGCGCCTGATACTCCTTCGGGAACATCTCAAGAAACGCCGTAGGGTCGCGATAAAGCCGGTCAAGCGACTGCCGGAACTGCTGCGCCTCGCTTTGGAGCCGCTGCGTTTTCCGGGTGTAGTCGTCCTGACGGAGCACCCCGCGCCTAAACTCCTTGAGATCGTCCTCGGTCAGCGCATAACCGGGCGCATACTTCTTGCCGGCATACTCCCAAGCCGCCACCTGCGCGGCCGTCGGAGCTGCCGACCCTTCGCTTGGGACTACTGCCGCAGCCGGAGCTGTCGCAGTTACCGCCGGAACGGACGCCGTGGTAGCCGGTGCCGACGCCGCTGGCGCTGTTGCCGCCGGTGTCGCTGGAGCTGCTGCTGCCGTGTTGTCCTTCGCCATTACTGCCTCCTGCACTTCTCACTCACCCAATCCCATTGGCGCGGGTATCGTTCCCGCACCCCCCGGCGCCATCATTGGCGCCGCCTCTGGTGGTAACGGGCCGCCTTGCTGGGGTGTTGGGCCTGCCGATCCCGGTTGCGCACCCGGCGGCGGGACCGGCGGGGGATTGTCAATCGCGAGGTGCGCTTTTACATGAGCGTCAAATGCCGCCTTTACGTCAGGCGATAGGTTTCTGAACTCCTCGGTCTTTCGGAATTGGTTGTGCTGGCGAACGTGAATATCCACGTCCTCCCATTTCTGCGCGGGCAGGGATAAGACTTGCTCACCCTGCGGCATGGCCGGGTCCACCGGCATCGGCTGGAGCTTGTGAGGCTCGTAGGCGAGGATATAATTCTCTTCCGCCGCCCAATCCGCATCCAAATCAACCTCTTCAAACACCGCGTCCACGTTACCGATTTCCAGCATCTCGATAACTTTCTTGCGGACCTTCGGGTCTTTCGGCTCGCCGAGTAACCCCTCCTGCCAGAACTGCATTATCTGATCCCGATTGAACCTGACGTCCCAATTCAGCGTTGACGTGGACTTAACCTTGACGTTTCGGTGCATACCTTTAAGGTCGTCCGGCCTGACCTCTAGGCTGCGGGTCGTCTTTGCGATATCGAACTTGCGCGGCTCTAATATCTGCGACTCGAATATCAGCATCATTATCTCGCCGAACTCTTCGAGCGATTCGTTGAAATCCAGCCGCGTCGGCGCGAACCGGCTGTCGTCCTCCATGAGCAGCGCCTCGATTGCCACGCCCGACTTGACGCCGGCCGGCGCCTTCGCCTGCGTAACCTCGTGTATCCCCGAAACGTCTTGAAACGCCTTCGGGTAGAGGTCATTCATGGCGTTGATAAAATGGGACGGAAGCGCCGTCGGCTGGAGCTGGTGCGGCTCTAAGCCCTTCTTGAAATAGACGACCTCCTTGCCGCTGTCGTCGAACGCCTCGACCTCCAGCTTCGCCCCGTCAGGAGCCATGAGCTTGATATTGGCGTGCCCTTCGATATTCTCGACGAGCTGGGACCAGCTCTTATTGTAGAGCTTTTGCAGCGTTATCAGGTTCTCGATACCTGCGATCCCGAACGGCTGCCCGGACACCGCTATATCTACGAACTTGACAATCGGAACTTTGGGAAGGCCGTCCGGCAACGGCCCGGCATACAGGACGTGCTGGCCGCATACGATTATATACCGCCCCTCCGGGTATTTCGGGGACGGGTTCTCGACCATCGTGTAGCGGATAGCGCAATTATCCAGCGACGTTATTTTATTGTCCGAATCATACAGGCCGAGGCTCATTACTTTCTGCTGATACCTAGCCCGCGACGTTATATCCTTCTCCGCCACGAACTCGCGGCCGGGGAACTGCACCGCCAAATCCTCGACCGGCTGAGCCTCGCAAACGATATAACCGCGCACGCTGCCGTCCGGCATGACGCCGTAAGGAACGACGTCAAACGCCGTCAGCAGCCGGACCTTTAGCCCGCCGAGATTGACGACCGACCCGTCCGGGGCATGAACCTGATCCCCGATCCCGTTATCCCAATAGCCCCAAAGATACGCCGTGCCGGTGTCCACTAGCCATTCGGCCATCGTTTTCAGCTTCTTGGGCATCCTCTCCTCGACCCATACGAATTGAAACAGGTCGCTGCCCTTGCGCGCCCGGCGCTTCGCTCGCTCCGTGGAGTTTTCGGGAGATACTTCGAGGCCCTGCGCCAGCTTCAATATCTTAGCGACGCGGGTTTGATGATACCCGAGTATCAGGTTGACCTGCGCCCGCACCCGGTCGAGGTCGTCGTCGTCGGACGACTGCCCGGCGGGCATGTTGCCCGTTTCCTTCACCCATTGGCAGCCGCGCCGATAGGCGATATTTTGAAACCATTGTTCGTGATACGGCTGTAAATAGCTGTCCGCCGCCTTAACTACCTCGGCGACCTGCGTCGCCAGCTCCGGCTCGGTTATGTTAGCAGCTACTCCAGCCGTCGGAATCCGATACTCCATGACGGAGCCTTCGGCCCCCGCACAGGCAGGGAACGCGCTCCGGGGTGCGGCCCGGATATAGGGTGATCAGCCCGCGCGTCCTTGTCCTTGTCGCCGCTGGTCGAGCTGATGGTGCAGGTCCAAATAGTCCTGCATACCATTTATCTCAGTCAGCTCGCCTTTGTCGTAACGCTGCAACAACTCCTGCGCCCGCTTCGCGCGGCCTGCGTTCTCATAGTCCGGCCACTCGATTACTTGGCCGGCCTCAATTATCGGAGCCTTCTTTAGCGTCTTTTCCATTTACCGCCTCGGCAGCCTCCGCCCGGCTCACTTGCTCCGCCGGTGTTATGATTATAGCCAACCCGTTCATGCGCTTGTCGGCCTTCTTCTTCGCCACATCAAGCGGCTTATCGCCCTTCTCCGCCTCGACCTCCGGCTCGTCCTTCTCACCCTTCGCGCCGTCGATAACCTTGCGGCACTCCGGGCAAAGCTCGCCGTATATCTTAGGGTCGATATTCATATTAGTATCCAATCGCCACAAACAGGCAGGTGTCGAGGCCGGACAGGTCGGTCGTGCCGCTTACCTCTGCCGAGGCGCCGGTCGCCATAGCGCCGCCGGTGAACGCCGCCGTTGACGCGTGGCTGTGATCCGCCATAGCCGCGCCTGTGAACGCAGCAGTCGAGGCGTGGCTGTGGTCGCCCATAGCGTTGCCGGTGAACGCCTGAGCCTCTGCAACGCCGAACCCGGCGACCAGACCCGCTGTGTAGCCACCCACCAGAACGTAGATATCACCAGCCGGGATCGTGCCGCCGGCAGCGCCGGTGTCAGTAAATACGAGCTGCGCGTCGGCAGCGCCGTTGTCGTTGAAATATACGGGCTTCCCGGTGTCGGCCGTTGCCGAATGATGTATTTTGACTGCGACCGCTGCGGCAGGCGCCCCGGCGACCGCTTCCATCGGCATTACCACGTAAACATCCGTGCCGGTCGGTGATATGCACTCCAGCCTATCGGACTCGGACTCGTTCACATACACCTGCACGCCGCCCGGCGTGGCGTTATGCGTAACAAAGAACCTCGCGGAAGATGCGCCGCCCCACACGGAGCCGTCGGCGGTTTCGCCGATCACGTTAGCCGCCCCGGCGCAAACGCTTTCGAGCGACCCGCAGTTATTGACCGCGCCCGCCACCGCCTCCACAACATACAGCGGACTATCGGTTGCCGTATCCGTTGGATCGGCAGCGTGCGTGAGCGCGATAACCGGCTTCACTACGCCTGCCCAATCGGTGATATAGTTCGGAACGACGTTGCTCGCGGCGTTCGTGCCGGCCGGTGTGCCCGCGCTGTCCGCGTGCGGAGTTACGACTATCGTGCCCGCAGGCGTCCCGGCGCTGTCGGCGTGCGGCGTTATGGCAATCGTCCCCGTCGGCGTGCCGCCGCCCGAGGCGCCGTAAACGTGCAGCTTGCTGTCGGAGAGCGTGTAACAAACCTGATACCCCTCGCCGCCGGCGCATACCATTGACTCGATCTCGCTGAGGCCCAGCTCCGCCGGGGTAATAACCTCACCGCCGGACGCATACGAGCTGTCGAAAGCTATTTTACCTGCTACCAGCGTTTTGTTTTTCGTCGCAACCCTGACTAAATTCGTAAACGTGATTCCCATCTTCTCCTCCTAGTAGGTTGACCCGAGCGTCCTGTCCCGGTATCGTTTCTTTTTAGCTTTGACTGCCCTTGCCGGCTCTCCCGGCTGGCTATCCTTTGCGGGTTTCTCGTCCTTTGCTGGCTTCTCTGCGCGTGCGATTCGCTTTAGCTGGTCGCCGGTTGCTTCGGCCATCCTGTCAATGCGGAATAGCAGCGCGAGCACGACGACCAGCAGCAGCAGGTCGATTATTTGAAAGGTGTTTTCCATTTATTCCTTTTCTCGTGCCTCGCCAGCCTCGCCTGCTGCCAAGCCCTGATTTTTTCGTCCGGCGTTGCCGGCGGAGGAGCTGGCGGAAGCCTCGAAGCAGTCGGCCGGCTCATCAACCCGTAGCGGATAGCGTCCCCGGCGTGATCCTCGCAGGCCGTGTCCACGTCCTCCGCCCTGATTCGGTCGTGAACGAGCTGCGGGATTGTCCTTGTCGCCTCCCTACACGTGGAAAAGAACCGAAGCCTCGGCCCGCCTGCCTGCATCGGGTCCAGCTCCTCGCGCATCCGACGCCAGCCCTCGATCCTGTTATTATCGCCGGGCAATACGCCCCACGGCAGCCCGTCGCTCAGAACCTCGGCGCCTACAACGCCCGTCCCCTGCGACTTTGCGAATATCGCAGGGTCAAACACCATATAATCAATGAGCGAATTTTCGGTTACAGGGGTTAATTCCCGTATCCGATGTTTTAAATTCTCGTATGTCAGGCCCGACGCGTATAATTCCCGGTAAACCCACTTCACGCCGTCGTGATCTATCGCTACCCAATACACCGCCGACGGCGCCGTGAACCCGTAGTCGCCGCATATATAGCGACGCCAGCTTCCCGGCAGCTCGAACGGCTCAACAACATGTATCTCCCGCCTCCACGTCCCGAAGTATTGACCGACGAATATGTCCCAATCGCCCTCTAGGTAGGCCCTCCGTAGAGCCTCGTTCGGTTCGGCCTCCAGCCTCGCGACGTATTCCGGGTCGGCGTCGCATAGCGCCGGATTGTCCCAAAGCCTCGCCGGTATGAAGTAATAATCCCTCGGCCTCTCGCGCGTATTGAAATCCCGGTCCAAGAATATCCGCTTTAGCCAGCCGTGCCCCACTCCGCCGGGATTCCCGGTCAATATCGTGCAGCACTTGGCGCCGATCCGGCTCGTTCGGTTCGAACCGCGCAGCGTTTGGAACTCGTCCTCGGTCCATTGGCCGGCCTCGTCTATGCCCAGCAGCTCGAACTCGCGGCCTTGATAGAGGAAAACGTCCTCGTATCGCCTACAATGGCAGAACTCTAAGGTTGACCCGTTCGGCAACGTCAGCAGGCGCTCGGACTTCTGGTAGTAAGGCATCAGCTCCGGGTATTCGCTGAACAGCTTGCGGATATGATTGCCCTCCAGCTCCTCGTATGTCCGCCGGAAGATTGCCGCCGTCGTGCCCGGTCTTTCAAAGAGCAACGTCAGGATTATCGCGCGCAGCCCGAACGACTTGCCTCCGCCCTTCGCGCCGCCGAAGAAAATGCAATTAAACTCGCCGCCCTCTACCGCTTCCAGCAGCTCGACCTGACGATCCGTAAGCTCGATCTCGAACTCGCCGTTATTCGGATTCGCCGTCGTCGGTTCGCTTTGATTTTCCAACATATCGGCGCACATTTATAATCAGCTCGTTGTTGACGTCGCCCTCGACCCGCTGCGTAGGCTTACCGCACGTCCTCTCGAACACGAATTTAATGGCGTCGAAATCCCCTTCAAGCGCCCCTTGCCTACAAATACGCGTGATTGCTTCGCCGTATGTCATGCCCTTATACGGCCCGTCTTCCACCTGTTCGCCCAAGTCGCGATCCAGCCAATAGTCCAGCGACTCGAACTTATACGCCCGCCCAGCGCCCCGACGCGGGTCCGGCCCCTTCTTGAATTGTGTGGAAGGATTACCCGACGTCCCCTTTGCGAACGTGCCTTTGGCCGTCCGTGTCATGCGCGGACAATATAATAATTGAAAGCCCTCCGGGTATGGGAGGGACTAAGGCCGACGTGGTATAAGATGGGATTTAATTGCGGGCACTACACAGATTCATACGAAACCAACGCTCCAGCTCGCGCGGGTCTGCCATGATTCGATTGCGGAACTTAGACACCGGCATACCAGCTTCCCGGTGCCACTTCCGCGCGGTTTCCCAGCCAATACCAAAGTAAACGCCGATAGACTTCCAGCCTACCAGCTTATACTTGTGGAGAAGGACCGCCCCCATCGGCGGACAAGATACGCCACTCTCCGACTCCTTCAAGATTTTTTGTGGGTAGCAAATAAGGGTGCCCCCTTATTTACCACCCCCCACGATACAAAGAAAAAGCCCCGGCTGCTCCCATACTGCACGCGGCCGGGACTTTCCCTTTATGTTTCAACGGCATCTGGTCGGGGCGAGGGGATTCGAACCCCTGACTAGCCAATTATCCCCAGCTTGCTAACTACCCGATTAGGCTAATTTTTCCCGCTTTCCCCTGTAAATTCAGCGTCCCCTTAACTGCATAGTTAATCAACGTTTGCCGTTACTTGCCATTAAATTTGCCCCAACTGCTCCTGTGCTGCACACGGATTTCTCGCCAACGGATAGCGTCGCCCACCGCTGGTCGTGTCCTGACAGGTGCGTGTATCGCCGGGTAATCGTCGCCGATCCGTGCCCCAGCCACCGCTGCACCACCGGCTCAGGGACGCCGTTCGCCATATTCAATGAGCAGAACGTATGCCTCAGCCGGTGCGCGTTGACCTTAAACCCCAGCTCCCGGCCGATCTTTTGCAGCCGCTTCTCCAGCCCCCAGCGCGTCATGCCTACGACCGGCCCTACCCGTATCCCGGCCAGCGTAGCCCTTGCCGCAGGCGTAAGGGGTATCGTCCGGGGCTTTCGGTTCTTCGTCGCCGCCCCCTCGACCGACCGAACGACCAGCACGTTCGCCTCGAAATCCACGTCGCGCTCCACCCTCACCCGGACCAGCTCACCCATACGCAGGCCCGTATGGATTAGCAGCATGATTACCGGCCTCTCCAAAC